TGCCCTTGGGTTACGGTAGTGCCAGTGAAACTGGCCTTGGATGGAATAGCTGCCATGAATGCCTCCGGTTATTTCCACATGGGCGCGGAGTCCCCCTGGCCCGGCACATAGCCCGGCACAAAGGTAACGATCACGCCGTCTGCGCGTTTGAGATAAATCTTTCCGTCCGCCACGTTGAGTACCAACTCACCCAGCGTGACTTGCGCAGCGGTGGGCACGGCGGCTGCCGTGCTGCTGCGCTTGTGCAGGATGGTGTTGGCCATGGTTAGAACGAGCCTCCGTCAATCGTGGCGCTGGTGGACAAAGCGTCCGTGATGCCAAAGCCAGAAAGGGTTGTGGGTTTGCCGCTGACGCTCGTCCACGCGGGCGTAACAGTGACAGCCGTACCGATTGCTGTGACCCTGCCCTTGGCATCGACCGTGATGGGTGAAACGGCAGTCGCACTGTTGTTGTAAGTGCCCGCAGTCACGCCACTGGCAGCCAAAGTCAGCGCCATGGAAGTTGTGCCTGAGCCAGTGACATCGCCCGAAACGGTGATGTTCTGGTTGGCTGTGATGTAGCCTGGGTTGGTTCCCGCAGTGACCCGTCCGGTAACGTCCACCGTCATGCTTGAGTAAGTGCCAGCCGTGACGCCCGAGGCGGTGATCGACAGGGTATTGCCGGACTTGGTCAAGCCAGTACCCGCAGTGAGTTGGCCCAGACCGTTGAATTGCTGGAAGGTCAGCGCGGTGGTGCCAAGGGTGATCGCCCCATTGGTCGCAAGCACCCAACCCGAGTCAGCGTAACTGGTGCCTTCCTCAACAAAGACATAAAGGCCAGAGGTCAGTTCGCCGCCCGGAGAGTTGTCAGCATCTGCCGATCGAGCCCATGCACCCGCCGCTGCAATATACAAACCGTTTTGCGCACCAGCGGTTTGGTCTTTTACCAAGACACGGTCACCTGCCACCAGTACTACACCGTCAATGGTCTGAATACCAGACAAGGTGATGTTGGCCGTCGTGGTCGCGCGAACCGAGGCTTTGAAATCAAGGCCAGTGATGGCGTTGTCTACGTATTGCTTCGTCGCAGCGTGCAGCGCATTGGTGGGGTCCGCAGCCAGTGTCAATGCACCGGTAAGCGTGCCACCTGCAAGCGCCAAGGCATCGGTGATGCCGTAGCCGGACAGTGTGGTGGGTTTGCCAGTCACGCTTGACCAAGCCGGTGTCAGAGTGACCGCTGCACCTGTCGCTGTGATCCGCCCCTTCGCATCCACAGTGAAAGGTGTAATGGCTGTGGTGCCGTTGTTGTAGGTACCCGCAGTGACACCGCTGCTGGTCAGAGTCAGCGCAATCGCTGTTGTGCCTGAACCCGTAGCATCACCAGACACCGTGATGTTCTGGTTGGCAGTGAGATAACCCGGATTTGAGCCGCCAGTCACGCGTCCCTTGGCATCCACCGTGACGTTGGAGTAACTGCCAGCAGTGACACCACTGGCCGCCAGTGCCAGCACCACGCCACCCGACAGCGTGCCGGTGCCAGTTGCATCTCCACTGACTGCGAAGCTGTCAGCTTTCTTAGCAAAGACACCCGAGCCAGCGGCGGCGGTGACAACACTTCCGGACTCGCCGATGAACAGAGTCTTGCTGACTTCGGACCAAGCCAGTTCACCCACTGCCAGCGTGGGCGGCGTAGCGGTGGTGGCGGATCGTTTGATTTGAATGAGGTTGGGCATAAGGTTCTCCGTTGGAATTTAGAAATAGCCCGCGTCCAGGGCCAAGGCAGTGACATCAGGCAAGGGGCCGGGCGGACCGACCGCACCCTGATCGCCCTTTGGACCTTGAGGTCCGGGAACGGTGAGCGTGACTTCAACCGAAGTGCTGTCCCATTGCGGCTCCAGGCTTAGGCTGACTTCGGTGGTGGTGGTGATCGTTGTGCTCATTGACCGGCCTCCATTTACTGGCTCACATCGGGCACCACTGGCACGATGAATGTTTCAGTCGATCGCACCATCCCGCCGTCATGCACTTCGACATCGCAGTACAGATTGGCGGGTGCCGGGAATGTGGCCGACTGCGCCGGATCAACAAGCGAAAGGTAAAAACGGCCAGGGTTCACGGTCTGGTCAGGGTCAATCGCCGCCGACAGATTGGCAACCAAGCCTCCAACGCTGGTGCGCAATTGGGATCGAATGGTTTGGTTGGTCAATTGACTCGCCACACCGTTGATGCGGTAAACGCCAGACAAAGCGAAGGTATCGCCCCGCTTGAACGGGGGCGTTGTTTGTGAAGTCATCTCAATATCCTTGGACGTAGGCGTCCACCGTCCCAGCGGTTGCAGCGCCACTGGCGTTGAAACACTGGATCAGGGGACCTGAAGTTGATTTATCGACCACGCGGGCCGTGGTGGCAGAGCCACCGTCAGAATGCAAAGTAAGACTCACGATCACCACGTTTCGCCAGCCGGTGCCAATCGACAAACGCGAACCGCTCGTTGCAATCTGTACATCCGGCAGGCGAATCGTTTTATCCGGCACATCGATTTGCGCAACCACCGAGCCAATGAGGCCTTGCAAATTGCTCTGATCTACATCGATGCGGAACTGGTAGGTCGTTCCTGCGTCAGCCCAAGCCCGACCCGGAAATGGCACGTAGGCCACGTCCGATGACTTCTTCCAAGTGATCTTCCAGGCATAGCCACTGACGGTGGCAGCGATGGTGAGGCTACCGCTCTCGGTAAACGTGACGCTGCCAGTCCAGAAAATGGCCTGGTACTGGGGCACCAGAAACACGGCTGTGGTGTTGGTCCACAACTGCGCCGTGTCGTTGCTCCACATGCGCGATGAATCGGGTGCCACCACCGGCGTCGTATTGAGCGTGTAGCTTGCAAATACGTTCTCCACCGGCGCATCACCTAAGTTGCAAGCAATGGCTGTGACGTTCAGGCTCTCATTGCCGGTGGTATCGACCGCTTTGATCAGGATCTGACCAGCACCATAAGGAATGGTCACCAAATCCCATGGGGAGACAGCCAGCAGGCCGGTATGCAATTCCAGCGCGTCCGACCAGGAGCGACTGCCACCCGGCTGCCAGCGCACCCGATAACCGGCAAGATCGATATCTGAGACCGGCCCCCAAGTCAGGCGCTCGCCGTCCAGGCGTAGCCATGGAACATCTGACGGTGGCGCAGTCTTGCCCACTACCTGCACGGTTCCCTGGCTCCAGGCTCCGCGCACGCCGATCGAGTTGATCGCACGAATGCGCACGTTGTAACTGGCACTGTCTTGCACGGGCGACACCCAGGCCACGCCCAACTCGGCAGCCACGATATCCACCGGTGACCATCCCAGATCGGTTGTCGCTTTGGATTGAACTTCAACCTGCCCCTTTTGGGCGTAGACCTCGGTAGGTGCCGTCCAGCCCACGCGAATGCGGGAAATGACAGAGCCATCAGCCAGTCGCAGTAATTCAGATGTGCCAGAGGCCAGGGTGAGACCCGACACCGCAGGCACGCTGAACGGATCTGGCAAATTGGACTGAGCGATGACGGCGGCAGGCGACAGGACCGCTTGCGTGTAAACACTGGCGCTGTATTCACGGGCAACGACATAGACCTCGTCGTTGTCCTTGATCTCGATCTGCATGATCCGGAACAACTTGGCGGACCAACCCGGCGTTGAATGCGTGATCGGCACGACATCACCGACTTCGCAGCGCAAACCTTCCTGAAAAGCGGAGAACTTCACGACCAAACCGTAGCGGCTCTGATTCAGCGTCAATTGACCGATGTTTTGCGCGCGGTAGCTATTGGCCGTGAACGGCAAATCAATCTTGGCCTCCAGAATGAGGCCGTTATCGGTAGCACGCAAAGCTGTGGACTCGACCATCGCCAGATCAGGCTGCCACTTCTTGGCTGGGTTGTAGAACCCTGCGGTGACCCGGTTGTACTTGGCGCGTTTACCGGCCTGGCTGATGACCCAGGAGCCGGTAATGTTGCTCTCGGTGAACCCAAAGCTCGAGGCTGTGGTGGCAACGTCAAGCACCAACCGGTACTTGCCGCCGCTAAACACCAGCATGCCACGGCACGCGGTAAGCAGTGCGCGCACGTTGTCATACGCCGTCTGGTTAGTGTCGATCGTGCCGTCGCAGGCGTAGGCTGCATAGTTCACCTGGGCGAGCGTGTGCTGGCCAGAGCCTGCTGATGTCAGATCGATGGCCACACCTGCATAGGCATTGGCCAGCGTGGTGGCCAGTTGGTAGCTGGTGTCAGTGACCTTGATCGCGTAATAAGTCGTTCCCGCGACCAACGGACTGGGCACGGTGGCGGTGCTGCTCACCTTGACGCCGTCTCCGGTGTCGATCGGAATAGGCTGGGCGAATGTCAGCGCTTCGGTTGTGGTGCTGACTGTAAAAATGTCAGAGAAACTTGGAGCGGTGATCCTCACATCACAGGCGTTCGCGGCTGCTGCAATGCTCGTGTCATCGATCGCGCTGCTGGCGATGCCTCGCCCGTAGATCGTGTTGCTCAGGTAGTCCCGCAGGACGAGTGCTGGATTATTGGAATACCGGGTCTGTCCGTCTCGCGGGTCGAACAAAGTTCTGCCACGCACGTCGGCTGTGATTGTGGGCAGGCCGGAGAATGCGTTGCGGTCGTATTTGAGCTTGACGTACAGGTAGGCGCAGTTGGAAAGTTTGCAGGCGCTGGTCCACTTGGGCACATCAGCGGTTAGTGCTGCATCGGCTGCTTCACCGGGTGTACCCAGATGCTTGGTGACAGTGAGCAGCCCCGTGAACTTGGCGTCCGTAGAAAGCACATCGTCCAGATACACGTTGTCGATCGCTGTCACTGGCCCTTCTGAGAGAACCAGCACCAGATGCAGGTATTCGTTGCTGCTTCCGGAGACCTCAATGAACACCCGCGTGCCACCCACCCGTCGGCGACCGTAGATCACTGGGATGGGGTCGACATTGCTCTGGGAGTTGATCAGGATGCCTTGCGCCTGGGCCGAGGACAGCGCGGACTGGGCGCTTGATGGCGAGTTCGAACCGATCAGTGACTGCACCGCCAGGTTGGCAACACCCCCGGCGACCAGGCCTGTAGCACCGCCGATGAAACTGGCGGTGGCAAGCGATGCGCCAAGAACGTCAGCCGCTGCAGCCGTAATGCCAGACTCAATGACCATGCCAAGTACGGCATCGGCCACCACCGCACCAACGGCCTCAGACACCACCGATCCAACGATGGCTCCAATGACGATGCCTGCCATTACGCGACTTCCCTGCGGCGAACTACCTTGGCGTACATGCGTTCAACGTCCTGGTAGCCCAGGTGTTCGAGCAGGCGACCGAAGTCTTTGGTCTGTTTGACGTGGTAATAAATCTTTTGCACGCCCTGGGCTTTGAGGCCCATCTCGGCAAAGCGCAGCAGCTTCAGAACGACACGCCCGGCCCGTACCTCGGGCACGGCATACACGGCGCTGTTGGCGGCGACCAGTGCGTCCTGGTAATGGATGTGGGTCTGCACGATGAATGCGGCGTAGCCCACGATCACACCAT